TGGGCCACGGCCATAGACCTCGCCTGCCACCTTCATATAACGCGCCACAATAAATGGGCTCGAGCGCATGGTGCGATAGACCAACTCTTGTTGCTTGGCCGGCCAGATCACATGATAGCAATACAGGCCACGATCCGCGTCATAAACGACTGCATCGACCAGATCGATTTCTTTGCTTGGTGAGCTGTCAATCGCTTCTTGCAGCTGAGGCGAGATTGTTGCGTCAGGATATTCGAGCGGGATCGCTTCTGCCTTGAGGCGGAGCTTGCGATAGACGTTATCGACATTGCCGAACGATCCTTCTTCGATCGCCACCAGGTATTGCGGCACCGGCGTAAAGCGGATCGGCGTAACCTCATCGCCTGCGGTAATCATCATTACGGCTGTGCCAACGCAAAGATCGAGCAAGAACTCACCCATTGCCAGGTCAAAGTTTGTCTGGCGCAGCGTCTCGAACATACGAACAGTGTATTCATCGAGCGCAGTTTGCGCGGCGACAAAGTTATCTGCCGGGATCGCGCTGCCAGCCTCGAGGCGGCACCATTGCTTATATGGGGGGAACAAGCCAGCCTGGATCCGGTTTGCAAAGCGCTGGGTTGCATGGATTGCCGTTGAATCAAACACGCGCGCCATCTTGGATTTGCCAGCTACGCCACCCTCATAATAGCCAGAATACAAATTGCGCTGGGGCAAGGCGAACTCGTAGCAATCTTCATAGATCGAGCGCCATTCATCTTTGCGAGCCTGGGCTTTCGCTTCGCGCTCCATGATCTGTTTTACGTTGAGCCTAGCCATCTTTTTTTGCCTTCAATCTCTTAGAAATGTTTGCTGCCTTCGATCGAGCATCCGCTTTACTGGATGCGCCCCAGGCGCGGAGGGAGAGAAGCAAGCGGGTGGGTCGTCCCTTCTCATCACGCTCCGGCCCAGGGTTCCCCGCCATTCGTGCAAGAAAGGATGCGCGGCGGGGATTATCGCCCGACTTTACGGGACGTTTGAGGTTAGCGCCCTCGGTGCGCTTGTAATATTTACGCCCAGCTTCGTTAAGACCGCCGCTTGGGTTTTGATACTTTTTTGCCGGCATTGCCTTCTACCTTTTGAAGCGTTCCATAAACATAAGCATCCTTGCGCTCACCCTTGAGGCCCAAGCGCTTGGCGCTCATAAGCAATCGGCGGTGCATCGCTTTGGGCATTATGTCCTCGGATTTACGCCGAGCGCTGATTGCTGTTGCTGATTGCCAGCCGCATCACGCTGAGGGGAAAACAACAGACGCAAACCGCCAGTGCGAACACGGCGCATACGCGCAGATGCAGCACGGCTTTCACGCTGCTCTTGCGCAATCGCGCGCTCTTCTGCTCGCTGTTGAGATTCGCTGACCGCCTGGGATGGTGCGGGTGGTGCTGGTGGTTTCAAAAAGCCCATAAGCTAAACTCCTTACATTCTTTGACCGGTGCCCAAAACATTCTTTGGGCCTTGCTCTTCTTGGGTTCTTGCCTCGGAGAACAAAATTCTAACACCGCCACCACCGCGCCGGACAGGGGTTCTCAGCTTGCGGCGCGCAACGCCGGACAAACCAGATCCCGCTTCCGGAGCTGCGGCTGGTGTCTCAGCTGGCGGAGTTGGGGTTGGCGCTGGTGGTGGTGGAGGGGGTGGAGCCGGGGACGGGCTCAACACTTTTTTTACTACTCCCATGATCCGATATCCTTGCCATCATATAGCTATCGACCCCATCAGGGCCAAAGTTTCGCATAACACCTTCTACCTCAAAACCCAGTGCTTTTGCAAACTTTAATGCAATATCGTTATCGGCTCGGACAGCAATGTGGATCCGGGCATATTCCCCATTTTCCAACAATTCAGTGAAAAGATTGCGCGCATAACGGATTACCGATATCGCATGGTTTGATATATTGTGACCAGGCAAGAGCCAGGCTTCGCCAACACCTGTCCAGGCTGGGCGGATGCCAAAGCAGAGAAACACCTTGCCTCGATCGGTTGCCGACCAGGATCGGTTATAATCCGCAGTCTCGGTAATATACTTGCGCATATCGGGCATATCGCGTTCATATGTTAGCTCAGGCTCTTTGAGCTTCAGCCACATAACGTGTTCTGGCCGCATACGCACGAGAGAGATCCCGTTCTTGCCGCGATATACTGGGATCGACAACATCAGAAGATACTGAAATCTGTATCGGCCTGGGTTTGACCGCCCATAGGCGCGCCCATAGCTGTTCTGCCGCGAAGCTTGCGTTGCTCACCGCCGCCGAGGCACATATAGCCAAACGCATCGCCAACGTGCGAATGTTCGTTCTTGACCGGTGAATCCTTAAATCTTTCTTGCCCGGCACCGAGAGATTGCCGCTTAAAGAAATATCCGCCCGACAGAGATTTACGAACGCGCAAGCAATTCTTGTGCACCATCAGCCCAGGCTTGCCGCCGACCAATCTATTCATCGGCGCGGCCCCTGCTTCGCGGCGCACCTGGAAAGCGTTGCTATCTGTGGGCTGGGCGCGGAAGCCAAGCGATCGAAGGTGATCGAAGGCCGTGACCTCGTAGATTTCATCGCGTTTCATACCAGCCGGGTCGCCCCACACAAAGATCTCTTGCTTGGGAAACTTCTCAGCAATGTGAGATAGTAGCTCCTGGCCGAACCGCTCCAGGCCCATGTCAAACGTCACGAGCTCGTCAACGATCCGCCAGGCTCCACCACCGGTGCGCTGCCCGAACACTGCGGCTGGAGTAAGGCCGAAGTCGATCCCGATATGCACCGGATACTCGGGATCTATATCAAATTCCGCAGACATAAGCTCATCGTCATACTCGGGCCAAACAGGCCGGCCCTCTTGCACAAACGTAAACTTGCCCTCGGCATAGCAGCGGATCCAATCGCTGTTCTTACCGCCGAGCATTTGCGGATAATATCCAGGGGGAAGATTATGCAGATTTTCCGCCTGTGGATTTACCATCCACCAGCGCCCACCCGCGAAGATAAACCCGTTTGCCTCCGGGTTTGCGGGTAGGTCTTCTGATTTAACCTCGACCACACCACCAGGCTGGCGAAAGAAATTCCACGCATACTTGCCGGTGATCTTGTCTTTTTCAGAGAGATTGTGCCACCAGTGATCGCTATCGGGCGGGTTGGTATCCATCCAGATCCCATACCAGGTCGGGCCACCATCTGCCTTGGTCGGATAACGCCCAACACGGTGCGTCAGGCCATCGATCACAGCCTTAGGCAATTCGCGCGCTTCGTTACACCAGGCACCGGTGATCTCAAGGGACAACAGCTTTCGCACGGATTGCGGCGTATCAAGTGCTAAGAAGATAACCTCGCAATCGATCCCGGGGATTCCATCGCGGCTGGGTAATTTCAAATGGTGCGTGATCGGCGGTTGCCAGCGCATCGAGCCCCACACATCTTCCGGGAACAGCTCTTGCCAGGTCTTGATCGTAGTCGTGCGCAATTCTGGGTAGGTATTCCGAACCACCACAAAACGCGAATACCGGATCCCGTCTCGCGGCGAAGGCTTTTGCTGCACCGCGCGCAACATGATCTCAGCGGCGCAAGCGTAGGATTTACCAGAACCCACCGGCCCCATCAGGCCGCGAACAAACCCCTTGTCGTGCAGAAACTTCCACACCACCGGCGATCGAGAGAAATCAAGATTAAGGCTGGGAAGATCGCTCACGCGCCACCTCGAAGCTGATACATGATAACCGAGTCAGGCTTGATATTGCCTTCCATCATTTCGCGGATCTTCTCTTCCGGGCGACCAAACTTATACGCGATCTCTCGCGGCGATAGCCGGGAAGCCAGGATCAATCTATTCAGCTCATACGCTTCATCAGCATACTTAGCTTTCTTCGTTGTCTTCTTTGCCATCATCCACCTCGTAAACCTCAACCACCTCCGGCCCCTTCATGTTGATCCCAACAATCGAGGGCTTGTCCTGGTTCTTCTCAACATCGAGCATACCGCTCGCCTTCGCCAGAACACGCAACACGCTCACCTTATCGAACAGCTCGATCGTGGTGCCATGAGGCCCAGCCGTGACCTTCTTGATCGCAGCCAGGGCGTAATCCGGGATATCCTCGATATCCTTCACCTGGCCCGTAGACAGATCAATAATATCAGTCACACGCGCAGTGCCCATCGCAATGAGCTCCGCCGCCACAGCCTCTTTGTTTTGCGCTAAAGTCTCCGATCGACCGATCCGGCGCTTGACCATCTCAGCCCCGCCAAACCGACCAATCGGAGGAATACTGTTACCCTTTCGAGCCATTACCAGGGAATCTCATCATCCATGTCATTCTTAGGCGCTGCCGCCTGTTGTTGCCCACCTCGAGATCCATCGTCCTCAAACAAGCGCAGCCAAACCTCACCCTGAGCATTTGGCAACGGCAAGCTCTCAAGCTTCACCGAAATACCCTTGTCATTCTGAAAC